CCTGGGGGGGTAAAAAAAACCCCCGCCAGCAGAGAGACTTCATCCTGAGTAAATCAACGTTCATGAGAGACCGTGCTACAAACATGGATAGAGACCTTGCCCGCGGACTTAAACTCAAAGAAGACCAAGACGTTTCAAAATTAACATCGAAAGCGCATGCTGTGAAAGAAGAAGTAGACCGCTTCGCTTATTCACTCATTTCAGAAACGGACTTTATGCTTTCTCTTCCGGAGTGGATCCAGACCTATAACAATACCATCGCACAGCTGCAAATAGAAAAACCATTTATGACAGTAGCAGAAATAGACGAAGAAGCAGTAAGACTTGCTGACAAAATGGTAAGAGAAACCTTCGGATCGGGAGAAATGAAAGACCGTCCGGAGGTGGTCAAGAGTAGATTGCTTTCGCAACTTCTTCCGTTTTACAGCTTTACATCATTAGTAATGAACCAATTCATCCGAGGGGGATATGACATTGTAGACGGAAGAGGACCGATGAAACTCATGCGGGCAATGCTATTTTGGTACATCCTTGGATCCGTATTTGAAGGTGCCCTTCGTTCATTGGTGGATAGTGCAACGGGAAATGATAAATACTCCTTCCTGCAGAGACAGGGATATTCCTTTGCGTCAAACGGACCTATCGGTGGTATACCGGTCGCAAGAGAAGTAATCCCCGGTCTCTACTCACTATTCGCGGGAATGTACAGTGACGGAGGGAAAATGAGCGTCACCGGACTAAACATCTTTGAAGATGTCTTCCAAACCGCCATGGCAATAAAATCTGACAAAAAAGACTGGATAGATGTAGGACAGGCGGGAACAAAAGTATTCAATAAAGTAACAGGACTTTCCGATACATTAACCGATGCACTGTGGGCAATTGCGCGTCTCACCACAACAGACACAGACGCCACAGCCTGGGAAGCCCTGTTCTCCATCATATTTGATAGAAGAATAAAGAAGAAAGGAGAAAAGAAGTGATAAATAATAGCGAAAACAGAATCGCATATAAAGGGGACGGCACTGCAGAAGAATTCGCCATCCCTTTTAAAGTCTTGGAAAAAACGGACATCATAGTAGTTATTGCGGATGAAGATAAAAATGAAACAATCCTGAAAAAAGACTACTTTGTAGACTTGGATAAAATGACAGTAAAATATCCAGGGTATCCGCCAGGAGAAGAACCAGCGGAAAATGAACGTCCGCCAAAATTGCAAGAAGGATGGCAGTTAATCATAAAAAGAGAGGTACCTGTCACACAAGAAATAACCTTAGGAAATAAATGGCCGTTCACCGTTATAGAAAAAGCCTTGGATAAAATCACAATGATCCTGCAGGATTTATTGGGGGTAAACAAAAGACAGATCACACTTCCGGATGCGGCAGACATGAAAGACTTCTCGGCAATACTTCCTTATCCGCAGGAAGGAGAGGCGCTTATATGGGGGAAAGGAAGATTAGAAAATTCCAATTTCTCAAAAGTGATAAAAGGGGCTGTAGAAAAATCATTGACGAGAGCGGAAGCTGCTGTGGTCGTATCAGAAGAAAATGCATCAAAAGCGAAAGAGCAGGCGGGAAAAGCGGAAGTGAGCGCAGGTGAAGCAGAAGAGAGTGCTACTATTGCGGCGCAAAATGCCGCGGCTGCCACACAAGGGGCTATGGATGCAAGAGACAGTGCCGCCGGCGCAAGTGTAAGTGAACAAAGTGCGGTGGGGTATAAGAACGAAGTCCAGGCTGCATTAGCGTCTATTTCAGAACAAGTCAATGCATGGGATAAAAATAAAACATACTCATTCCCGCAAACCATAGCTTATATAGATGGAAACACATATAGATGTGTTGGAAAAAACGTCAGAGGAGAAATACCGGATAAATCAAATAACTGGGTATGTCTGACGAATTATAAAGATGACTTTTTTGAATTAGATGAAGACGGAAACTTGATTCCAGCGATCAATCCTCTTCATTCGACTTTGTGGGAATTAGATGGAATGGGAAATATAATTCCGAAAGGAGAGTAAAAGTGAGTACAAGAAATATGACACCGAGAGCAAACGAAGAGGGAGAAATCGGAGTAGTAGGGAAGGTATGGAAGGCTTTTAGGGCAAAAATCATAGAAGCAACAAGTAAGATGACAGCGCCAACAGTAGAAGCAACAAGTAAGATGACAGCGCCAACTGTAGAAGCAAGTGACAAAAGTAAAAATGTGGCCACTACAGAATTCGTGAAAAACCGTGAAAACATGGTAGTAAGTCCGTTTCTTCTTCAAAGGAACACTGCTTATAAAATAGGTGATATGGTAAAAGTTCCAAAATTGGGAGAACAGTACGTACTCGAGTGCACGCAGGCAGGAACCACAGCTGCTACAGAACCTAATTTGTCAACCGTAACAGGGGAGGTAGAAGTTAATGATGGAAGCGCGAAATTCCGAGTAGTAGACAGACGGTTAAAAGCGATGATTGACATACTCTATCCGATTGGGATAGTCGTTACAACAGCAACAGACGATGCGCTAAAGCCAGGCGAAGCAGACGGATTGGCGCAATGGGAAGAAATTGCACAAGATAGAGTGTTACAAGGTACATCAAGTGGCGCCGGCGGAACAGTAGAAGCAGGCTTACCGAACATTACTGGTAGCATTATTGGATATAGCGATAGAACAGGGTTTGGTGGAGCAGACGGGATGGCTTATATGGATGACACGCAAGAAAGAATCCCGTCGATGGGGGATATCTTTCCGGGAAATAAATCTGCATTAAGAGTTAGATTGGATGCTTCAAAATCGAACAGCATTTACGGGAACTCAAGCACTGTACAGTCACCCGCGTATAAAGTGCATTTTTGGAAACGTATTAAATAATGAGGCGGTGCACGATGGAAAGAAATGACGGAGAAAAAATAACAATGCAATTTGTTGAACGGATGGCAAAAATGGAAGAAAAACTTGACATGCTCGTTAGAATGCTCCCTGAAATTACTGCATTGCAAATTGCGCAGGCACGATCTGAACAAACCGCAGCATCAGCTCACAATAGAATTGACAACATCTATAAAGTAGCCGGCTTGATTTCAACAATTATTTCAGTGGTGATTGCATTAATCGGGAGGGCGGTGTGATATGAAAAAACTGAAATCGCTCTGGAGAAAAGCGAAAAGCTACTTCCGGAAACTAAACGCGCCATTACTATACTGGTCGATACTCTATGCAATCATTTGCATTTTCTGTATATTGCTTTATATCCTAATGACAATCGCGGACTGGCTGATCACCGGAAAGGGAAACGAACCAGAATTAAGGCTATTCATAACCATGCTCCTATCTGCAGGGGCGGTTGGCGGCATAGTGGGGATCGGTAAAATGTTTGTAGACAAAGACAATAATCAAATACCGGATATATTCGAAAAGGACGATGGGAAACCACCGTTCTTTTTTGTGAAAGGAGAAAAAAGTGACGAAAGAAGAACTGGCAAGGGCGATAGCGACAGGGATAATTGAGACAGGGATTGAAGGAGACTATGGTTCTGTCTCGTGTTCCACCGCAGGCGATTACCCATCAATTGGTGTAAGCCAATGGGAAGGAGAAAGAGCTAATCGTCTGTTGGAAAGCATTTCCGGCGGAGCGCATTATGCTTATCGCAGTTATTATGACTTGAAATACTCTTATGCTATCCAAGGTTTGAAAGAACTCTTGATGAGTGATGAAGGACAGCAAGCACAGCTCGATATGCTTGCCGAAGACTGTGAAGACTATGTGGAAACACTTTGGGAAGTACCGGATCTTGACGATACAAGATGCACAATTTATGCTGGCATGTGGTGCCCGACATCTGAAACTGTTGTAAGAAACTTCTTGATGCGCCGGCAAAACAGAGGCTATGACTTGCGGGATATCAATGTAATCTATGAATTATTCAGAGAGCAATACGCATACGCTGCCTGTTGTGAAGAATATGCCGAAGGTTATGCAAATAGAGCTGACGCAACGTATGAATATGTAATGAATCTGGAGGTATAAATGTGGATAATCAAAAAAGGGCTTATTTTATTGGCGG